AATTGCGTCAACTTCAATTTTGTACTCCGCAATTGCCTCCCAATATGAAAGCGGCATGCTTACGGTTTCCGTTTCTTCATTAAAGACTACCGAAGCAGGTTCGGGAAATTGCGGAAAAACAACATCATAATCTTCATACACATATTCAATCTTAGTTCTTGTTACGCAAGACATCGTTAACAGCATTAAACTTATCACGCCCGCTATTACCAAGCATTTTATTTTTTTTATTTTTAACATTTTCAAAAACCTCTTTTTTTATTTTTGATTTTTCATTTTCATAAAATTGCTTATCCGCCGCCTTACGTGCTATTTCTTCAGCCGCCTCTTTTTCAAAATTTGCACGTCCGCTTTTCCATCCTGCAATAAAACAAAAAAGCCCGACAGCTAAAACAATTGTAAAACAAACAACTACAATCGTTGCAATCATTTAAAACCTCTCTAATTAACTTGCCCCGGGGCAACTATCCCAATTTGATATCTTTAATTTTATCAAGCCAAATCGAAAAATATACAGGCATAAAAATTCCTGCAATCGCAATTCCCGAATAAATTATATCGCTTATTTCAAGCGATACAAAATTAAAACCTTTACAAATCGTCAAAACAATAATCCACAACGCCGAAAAAATTTGTGCAAATAAAGAATATTGTTTTGCCCCGTTTTTTTTGTTTTCTTTTTCTAAAACATTTTTTTCCATTTAAAACTCCTTGTATTTTAAATTAAATAATTTTAATCCTTTTTATTTAAAGCGTCCTATTAAATATGCGGTAATAGCGGTAACAATCATTGTTAAAACTATACCACCTATTTTTTTTATCAAAACAAAAGTAGTTTGCGCTCCTTTATTTTCCAAAACACCGATACGTTTGTCCGTTTTTTCCTTCCACTCAAAAAGCCTCTCAAACTTACCGTCTATCGCTTTGTTATCTCTAACTTCCAACACATTCAATTTTTCCTGTTCGTTTTTCCAATCAACCAAATTTTCAAACTTTTTATTTAATTCGGATAATTTTTTATTCCACTCCGATAGTTTTTCATTTATATTTTCTACAGTTAAAAAGAAGCTTTTACGCTCCTCAATTTCCTCTCTTAATTTTTCAAAAGTCTTCTCACGCATATCAAGCTGCCTGATAACCTCTTCCATTTGTGATTGAAGCCGTGCGTCATTTTCAACACTTTCCTTTTGCAAAGCATAAAGTTGTCTCATCATTTCTTTTTGCGTAATTGCAGACAATGCATCACTCATCATTTGCCTCCTGCAATTTATTTATATCTTCTTGAGTTAAGTACACCGGCTTACCGTTGTTATCTTCATCAATTGCCGAAACAAATCCGAGCCGCTTCATAAGTTCTCGCTCTTGTGCAATCTTGTATTGAACACTCTTAAAACTCATACCGCTGAATTTTCGTGCAACAGAATCGAAGGTAATAACTCCCAGTGATAAAAGTACTCTCATTGCATTAGCTTCTTTTTGAATATCAACACTAGGTCTTGATATACTAGACCACTCGCATTTTAACCAAGCACCGCGCAACTGCCACAATGACGGTGCAAAAGCAATGTTTTTAAAATCGGGAATATCCAATTGATTCTGTAAAACGGACTGTATTATAAATTCTGAATATATAAGCTGACAAAAATCTTTTGCATTTTTAAAAGCCCTATATTTTAAAAATATATCAAGCTCGTTATTGGCTTGTCTTGAAGCGGAATAACTTGAATCGAATTTAAGCATTACGATTTCAGGCGGTATTTCATTAGTCCAACAAATCGCCGAAATAATTGCCTCTTCAAATGTTTTAAAATTAACATTCGGGCGATTAGTATTAAAGCTTACCGGTTCTTCTCCGGGAGCCAATCCGTCAAGCACCGTCCCCGGAGACATTGGAATTGTTGCGGGAACTCCTCCAACCTTACAATCAACGGCCGCAGGAGTTCCCGCCGCAGGCGTCGCTTTTGTCATGTTCAAAAGAGGATTAGTTCCGATAGGAGAGCTAGGGGCTTTTTTAATAAATAAAGGTAAAAGCGCATTTACAACCGCAGCTCTTACTTCCGCATCTCTGTAACGGTCAAGGTCTTTCATCATATACAACGTGTTTGCCAAAATCGGCATACCGCGAACCTCATTTAACAACTTATCGCCGCCGTATACCATCCAACTAATCTGTCTCCCTGATTTTTCACCGAATACAGGAATACGAGTATGCTTTATTTCATCACCGGCAACTTCTCGCACCCAATAAGCAACATGTCGCCCCTGCTTGTTTAATTCAACTCCGTGAATAATACGATTACCGTTTTTAGGCATATAATTAAACGGCGTCATAATCGAATTCCCGTTAATCCAATCCCAACACGGCAACCCCGTCTGTCCGTTTACTCTTGCAACAACAATCCCATCTCCGCACAACATTGCTTCAAGTCTTACTTGATTTTGAAATTCTCCGAATGTAAGTTGTTTTTTATAATCAAATACATTGTAATCGGAGGCATACAAACTGAAAGCCTCGCTCATACTCTCGGCATACTTAACGGCAAGCTGTTCACGTTCATCGTCTTTTTTATCGGGCCAAATAATAGCGCTCATTGGAGTAGGTTCCGGCATCATTCCTGTGAAAATTTCATTACGCAAAATTCGCTTTACAATTCCGGCTGCATATAAATTCTCGGTAAATAATTGCAGCGACCTTTTCCTTAAGGTGTAATAATCGACACCGTTACCCCACAGATAATCACGTGTCGGGCCGAAACTTGCAGGATACTTGTCGCCGTCAAAAACATCACGCACAATATCACGCACAAAATAAGCAAGCACTTCATCCTGTTTTGTTTCAACCGTAACGGAGGGCATTACACATTCATTGCTTACCATGGCATCATCCTCACAGCTCCGCCTGAAGGACGGGTTTTTATTTCTAAAACAGAAATTAAATTTAACAATTCTTTTTGACGAACATAAAGCGAGGATAAATCCGAACGCTTCACGGTTTGCCTGTCTTGACCTGTATCAATTGTATACTCTTGCACACCGCCGGTATCTATGGATTTTTGAGTGAAATATAAAATTGCTTTCTCGACTTCGTAAAGAAGCCGCTTCGCATTCTGTAATTCATCTTTCCAAAAAGATTGATAATTATCATTTTTAAAATCAGGATCTAACAATGCCATACTTAAATTATAAATTACAAAAATAAAAAAGCTATTAACCGCTTAAAAAAATATAAAAACTGCTTGACATATAATCAAAAAATGATTATAATTTATGTATGTATAGGATAATTCAAAAAAAGCGAATAACAAAAGCCGTAGCAAAAATGCCGCAAAAAGAACAGGAACTATATGCCCAGTTAATCCTTGATTTAAAAGAATCAGGCCCCAGACAAACATGCTGGCCCAATTTTAGTTCTTTAGGCAAAAATAAATATCACTGCCATTTATCCTATCATTGGATTGCGTGCTGGAAAGAAACAATCAAAGGTATCGAGATGGAGGTATACTATGCAGGTTCACGTGAAAACGCCCCTTATTAAAATTGAAGGCGACATTCCGCCTGATTTATTGACATTTGTAAAAACACAATACAAACATGTTACAGTAGAATATGATGATGATGACGAATATGAGGAGGTAATAGAATCCGAATGGTTTAAAAACATTCAAAAAAATATGACACCTCAAAAAACATTAAAACTTTTAAGAAACCGCGACAATCTTACACAATCTGACCTTGCGAAAAAACTTTGTATCAATGTTCAAAATGTTTCCGGAATGGAGCGAGGTATCCGCCCTATAAGTATCGCTATGGCAAAAAAACTGGGGGCAGTATTTAACACAAGTTACAAAAAATTTTTATAGTGTACTTTAACAAAATAAAAAAAAATGCGTAATCGGACAAATCCTGATTACGCATTTCTAATTCCTAATTATTTTTACGGCTCAATAAAAACCCCTCTTTTTGCTTCTTCCCAAAAATGCGCCCAGCTTAACCCCGGTAAGCCCAAGGCCTCACGGCAATACGCATCTGCAAATATCTCAAGGCCTGCCATGTTATAACCGTAAGTATCGAAAGCGTGATTGTCAGCTCCCGGTCTTTGCTTCCATATTGTTTTTTGATATTTATTTGTTTGCTTTTCAATGATATCGACTTTTGTTTCCGCTTCAAACATTTTAAAATAATCGTCTCTAAAATCATCGGGGAAATTAGGATACCAATCCGGCTGAAACTGCCCCTCGTTCCACATCGAAACACTCATGCTGTTGCTTATGCGGTCTTTCATCTTTGTCGTGTTCACATGATAAGCAAGCGGCAAGCCTATTCGTTGCAATGTGCTTTTATCGAATACACGATATGTTTCTCCGGCCTTAATATATTCCGCTCCCTTACACGGATACACCCCCGCATAATGTCTTCCCGCAAAAGCATACACATAATCCGTATACCTTCCGGAATCTACGAGCGTTATCATAATTTTATAAACCTTGCCGTCGTTTCCGATAAAACGGGTATTTTCAATATAAGAATCGAGCTCGTCCCACGGGCCGTTAAAATCTTCCGTGTCGCCGTCAATGCTGAAAAAATCAAGTGTCCAAGTTACGCCGTTGTTTGAATAGCCTTTTACATCCACAAACAAATTCTTCTTTTGAACATCAACGGAACAACACACAATCAGCACCGGCGATCCTGAATCCCTTACAGCTAAATCATTCGGAACCTTACCGCGCACAAAACCCGCCCTTCGGAATTGCACGGCTCTTTCATACCGAATCTGTTTGCCCATCTCTTCAAAAGTCAAACCCTGTTTTGTATTTCTGAAAATACGGTACTTCTCTTTATCCCTAACACGATTATTTTTAATGTCCCAGCACTCCGCCCATTGCAGCACCATATCTTCCCAAGAATACATTCCCGGCGGATTATAAATTGGAGATAAATGAAAAGAAACAGTAAAGGGATTAAGAGCTTCGGCGGTTGCCCTCCATTCACCTTTTTTAATAATAAAGCCTTATCATAATTTTTCATAAGCCCGCCGCAATGCTTACACTT